ACTTAGCTCTTTCATGCCAATTAGCTGTTCCATCGTCATTATCTCTAACGTCCATAAGTGCTTCTATCTTAGCCATAGTAGCTTCATCTTCTAGAAATTCTGAAAAGTCATCTAAACCTAATTGTTCATTTAATAAAGAGTAAGCTTCAGCATGAATAGTTTCAGAAGAACCTAAAGTAGTGCCCATCATTATTACTTCTGGTTTTCTAAACCATTTTGTAACTAAAGTAGACCAGTAATCATTAACGATTGTTTCTGTTTGAGCAAATCCTTTTAGTATTTGACCTACTACATTCTTTTCGGTATCTTTCATATTAGATTTCCAGTCACTAACATCCTGTGCCATTGGAACCTCTGTGTGTAACCAATGTGCTTGTTGCTGTTTTAACCAATAATCGTATGCTTTAGGGTATTCAAAGGGTTTGTATACTACTCTCTCTTTTAATAAACTCATATATCTTTATATATTTGGGTGGATGTTAGACAAAATAACCCGATAAGTTTGTATCTTTCGGGCCTTATATAAATATAATATATATTGCACTTTCTTCCAACTATTTTTATATTTTTTTCAATAAACCTAGTACGGTATCTTTAGAAAACGTCTCCCCATGACTTTGTAGTTCTTCATCGGTAGCTTTCTCTAAAAATTCAATATGTCCATTGTTAGTATCCATTTTAATATTATATGTCATACCATCTTGACCGTATCTATTTTTCATAACGTGTATTCTCCCAGTACCGAGTACCTTATCCTCTTTCATTCTAGAAAGAGAGAAGCACATATCTGCAACCATCATTTTATCGTAACTACCAGCTGCTTTATCTCCTTCTATAACAGAATCTCTTGCACCCATACGGTTAACCTGCGACGGTGTAAGTATTGGCACTTTCAATTCTTTAGCTAACCCTTTGGTTGCTATAAACACATCATCTATCTCATCTTTACGTTCTGAGAATTTACCTTTAGATGGTGCTTTTAAGTAATCAACATAGTCTATAATTATAAGGTCTGGTTTATGGTCCATATCCGTACATTTCTGTACGTGTGCTTTAATAGTATTAACTGTAGCCTGTTTAGGAGCATACTCTTTTACAATTAACTTACCCTCTAATTCTTCAACATATTTTTGAACTTCTCCTCTATGTTTGTTTACTTCATCTATACTATGACCAGTAAAGTAGCAGTCAAATCTTTTACCTACGTAGTCTTCTCCTAATTCAAGAGTATAAAAATTAACTTTATATCCTAAACTTACTGCATGTGCTGCTATTGCTACCATAGTCCATGACTTTCCTCCGCCGGGACTACCGAAAATTATACCTAAATCTCCAGGACCAAATCCACCTTGAATACCTTCGTTTAATGCAGGCCAAGGACTTGGTATAGTAGGCCTATAATCAACTCTATAACGAGTTTCTACATCTTTATTATACTCATGACCAATATTTTTATCCATACCCGCCTTCATAGCAGTCTCAATAGTATTACGTATACCGTCAAAGTCATGTTGCTTAAGTAGGTCAGCTGAATTTAATATAGCGTTTTTCATTTCCTGGTTCTTACAAAAAGTTGTAAACTCTTCTTGAACGAATGCTACATCATCAGAAGATGCTTCATACGAATTACGTAACTCTTCTTTTAACGCTACCTGTAGTACTTCGTTTTCGACTTTTTGAAGCTCTACCTTAAGAACATCCATAGTAATGTTAGTATGGTACTTATCAAAGTAAACACATATCTGTTTTACAATCCATTTATGTGAATCTGCATCAAAATAGTGATCATGTAATACGTCCCTAACGTTAAGTAAGAATGTTTTGTCTGTAAGTAGTGATCCTAAGACCTTTAATTGGAACCCTTTCCCGTACTGTTGTAAACTCTTTAGTGTCATTTAAAACCTTTAGATTAATATAACTATTTTTTATCTAACAACCAACTAGATGATTGTATTTTATCTCCTAATCCATCAATTAACTCTATTCCATACTGATTACATATATTTGCTTCTGGTATAGTGTCATTATTTTGATCTCCTCCGTTTGCAAAAGCTAATTTATAAGTCTCATGAAATTTATTAAACATACATTTAATAGTTTCTATTTGAGTACTATCCTTATCTATTGAAATCCACGCCATATCGACAACACTCAGTGACCTAATTATTCGAACTCTTTCTTGTTCATCTTGAAAGAACTTAGAACCTTTCATTTCTCTCTGTTTATCGTTATTAACGATTACTATAAGAGCGTCTCCTACCTCTTTAGCTTTTTCAAATAAATCTAAATGGCCTTTATGTAATGGGTTGAAGTACCCGCTAACTATTATTGCTTTTTTCATAACTTTCTGATATTAACTTTTTAAACTTAGTTGTACTCCATCCATGATCTCTGCCAAGGTAGTAAATAGGTACTTTTAAATCATCTCCAGTGAAAGGTTTATCTTTATAATCATCACCTAAAAACCTAACGTTAAACTCTCCTACTTTTAGTAAATCATATAATTGTTCTTCATATGTGTATCTGATAACATCATCAACATATCTCAAAGACATGAGCATATCTTTTCTCTCGTCTGGTGAAAGTATAGGTTTAAGTTTATGGGGTCTTTCAATACTTGGATCTGTATGTAAAAGTACTATAAGGCAATCACAGTTTTCAGCACATTCCTTAAACATAGCAATATACCCTGGGTGCATTACGTCAAAATTACCTGCTATTATCCCTTTTTTCATTTTACTGTTGTTAGTCCTCGAAAGTTTTCTAACCAACCTTCTGTATTTTTAGTAACTCCTTCAATTTTATCTTGATCTAAATGATGTAGAAACGCACCTGTCTGTAAATCCGGTACTGGTGTCTTTAATATTTCTTCTACATACTCTATTTCTTTATCGTCTAATGCAGTATTATGTAGATCCATTAACTTAAAATTAGTTTCTACTCTATCCCAGTTATGAATAATTTTAGGAAAGATTTTCTTTTCTTCTAGTTTTTCTTCTGCTACTTTATAAACATAATCTAGATCAGTCTTTTCAGTAAGTAGTTTAGGAAATTGTGATACGATAGTTTTAATACCTAATCCTTTTACCCCTTGTAAGTTATCTGAGTTATCTCCTAATAGTGCTTTTACTATATTATAATTTGTAGGCAATACCTTAAGTTCTTCAAATATATTATCTTCTGTAAAAGTTTTCTTCTTAACAGGAGCATAAACTTCAATATTACTATCAACTAACTGCAAAAAGTCCTTATCTGAAGATACTATAGTTACTTTTTTACCTGCTGATGAAGCTCTTAAAGCTAGGTAAGCCATTATATCATCAGCTTCTAGTTTTTCTAATACCATTTGATGTAAAGGTAAACATTCTAGATAATCTTGAGTTCTAAATAATTGACCTATTAAAGCTTCTGTTTCTTCTTCTTTAGTATCGTATAATCCCCAATGAGTAATACGTGAGGTTGCTCTTTGAGCTTTGTAATTAGGGTCAATATTCTTTCTATTTCCGGAACCTCCTTTACCGTCCCATACTACTACAACTCTAGTAGGATCAAAAATTCTAGTAACATACCCTAAAGAACGAAGAAACCCTATCAGGCCACCAACATGGGCACCTGACGGGTTCATCGCTTTGAGCAGCGAGAACGACCTGATTAAGGTGTTCATCGCATCAATGACCAAGATGTGGTCATTCAACGCTCGGGGTGGGGTCTGCTTTAAATTCTTTAATATCTTATCGTAAGCCACTAATCAAGTAAATTTGGTGCTATTACATCTTCTTCTAGGTCTCCTTCTTCAATTAAATCAAAGTCTACAGTACCTACTAATTTTAACCAGTGTTCTTTATGGTCATCTCTATATTTATCAATAGCTTTTTTATCGTCTTCGATAAATCCATGTGAAGTCATTACTACTCTACCTCTAGACTGTACTCCACCTATATGGTTCTTTTCAATTTGTACGTTTGTCCTCTTTGCAAACTCTACCTGTAAACCGTCTTTAATAGCTTTAATCTTAGATGTACCAGGATTAGTAATATTACCGAAAGTAACTACTAATGTTGCATCATACCACATAGACATTCCACCTTTATTCTGCAATTTAGGTTGACCCATTGGGTGCTCAGGTTTCATAGTCCATACTTTATTGATAGCTACTAACGTATTAGTATAAGGAGAGTTTTCTTTTCTAGATAATAAGATCTTTTGATTAAGGTTATTACCGAACTGTGTAGACATCGCTCCTGCATTCCATTCGTTATTGTTCTTATTAGAACGTACTGATAATTCACAAGGTACTGAACCTATACTATCCCAGAAGAAGCACATATCGTAAGGTAAGTTACCTTTAGCTTGTTCATCCATAAGATCGGCCATATATACCGCTACATCTTCTATTGTATTTAATTGACCTCTATCAGCATAAAGAAAATGACCTTCATAGTCAACTACTGTACCGTTTTTATCTTTAACTTCTTCAAACTGTAATCCCATTTCTTTAGCATGGTCCCAAGACCATTTCATCTCGGTAACAATAAAGACAGGAAGTACTCCTAATTTTTGAGCATTTACTGCTGCTTCAATTAATGCAGTAGTCTTACCTGTATCACTATGACCTCTTAGTAGAGTAATATGTCCAGTTGGTATACCGGGTAATGAAGTAATATCTTGAAAGGCCTGAGATAAAGGTATCCATCCTTGTTCTTTAAATTTTACTGATGCGTTTGAATATCCTTTTTTCGATTTAAAGTTGGATAGATTAAAGGACTTACGGACTGCAGCGGTCGCTCTTGCTTTAGTTTCTTCTTTTTTAGCCATTATATTAGTGATTTGTTTGACATTAACATTTTAAATTTTTGCGGACCACCTAAATGTTCGTAAACATCTGGAGTATTAACGCTTCTTATACTAAGATACGAATAATTTCCTTCATATAAAAGCATTCCCAGTAAATATTGTCCAAGAAGTATAGAAAAAGACAAAAAAGTATCATCAAATTTATTTATAATATCTTTTCTATAGTATTCGTACTGTTGAATATATTCTGTAAGCAGCTTTTTATTGTTTATTTTTAGGAATCCTATGTTCGGTACAAAGGGTAATTTTTCTACTGATTTTATTTTATCATATAGTAGGGTACCTTCTACATTTCTTATGTCTTCTTCGTACCAGTACTTCCTAGGTGAATCTTTATAGTCAAATATTAAATCTGTATTTGAATCAACCATAGGTTTTTTAAACATAAGTATATCAGGGTCTACTAACATCTCATTAAATTTTAAATCTTTAAGTAGACTTATTTTAAAGTCATCTAAAAATTTAAAATCACTAGAATCAATCATAGTAATATCATTAGATAGATTTTTAAGGTCCTTATAGGTACTATCATCTGTAACTAATCTATAGTTACTATGTTCACTAACTAATTTAATTGATTGTTTGAGAAGGGTAAGACTAATTGCATACTGCTCTTCGTTAACCGCTAAGTTTTTTGAAAAGCAGTATACATATGTAATCTTACTCATTGAATAAGTCGTCGAACTTACTTACTGTATCTTTATTACCAGCAGTTGCTGTTTCTAAAGTAAAGTCTGTCTTCGCCGGTGTAGCAGGTGCAGTTTTAGTTTCAGCTCCTGCTGCTGGTGCAGCTTCTTCTGCTGATCCAGGGTTAAGATAATTCTGTAATTGCTTCTTAATAAAGTCATAATCGTATTGATTATGTACTTCTACTGGGTTAGGTTGAGTTTTTAACCAAGTATCTACTGAATCGTTACTTTCTGATAAAGCAGTCTGCTTAGGTTTAATTCTTACAGTAGTTTCAGGATAAGGATTACCTTCTCTCTGCTCTACTACTAAATCCCATCCGTTTATTACGTCAGTAAAATCACCTACGTCTTCATCTTCTGCTAAAGCAAGTAATGCTTTATAAATAGTAATACCAAATCCCCATAATCTAACTCCTTTTTCTTCTTCTCCTCTTACTACAACAGGAGCAAAGATTCTAGTCTTAGGTGATATCTTACCAGCTAATGACCAATTATCTTTATCAGAAGTTTTCTTAAGTTCTTTTACAAACTCTTCTATCGGGTCTTGTTTACCGAAGTTAGAAAGAGCCACCATAGGATATTTTCCAATACCGTAATGAAACTTTAACTCCTTAAAAGGAAAAGTAGGGTCATACATAGAAGGTACAATCCTAAGAGTTTGTTTTCCTAGTTGTGGTTTCCAAAAAATTGTTGAATAGTCAGTCTTTTCTCTCTGCTGACCGTTGTTGTTTAAGGCATCTAGCTTAGCCTTTATCGCATTTAAATCCATATAACTTATTTTAAATATAACGTTTATTAACTAATATAAGAACTTATTTTCAGTTCTCCAACTCTATAATCTTAAAAAGTTTAGTATTTACCCTTTTAAGTTCTGGTCCTTTAGTTAGTAGAACACAGTTTCTATAATCAGACCAGTTAACACGGTAACTAGTATCTAATTCTCCTCCGTTTAATTCTTTAATTAGAGTATTTAAAGCATTAATAGTGTAAAGAGTGTTTGAATCTTTCTTTCTATGAACTAATATAGTGTTATCAATGAATGTTCCTATATTACCAAAATCCACATTATACGTACAAATGTACTCATCTTGAGACTTTGCGTATAATACGAAAATTTTATTGTAAATTATCTTGTACCTCTCTTGAATCTCTTGAAGAACTGATTCTAAAGTTTCTTCAGTAGCAAAAGTACAGAAAAGTTTGTTGCTCATGTCGTCGTATAAATCTAACGGATCAATATCATAATCGAATTCCGTAATAACTGCTTTTTCTATCATTTATAAATATCTTTTTGTTCTATAAACTGAGACTTTTAGAGTATTTAAATTTAATAGGGTACTTACCCCCTGATTCTAATATCTCCTGTAGTTCTTCTAGTGTTTTTTTGCCATCTTCCTTGTTGAAGTCAAATAGTAATGCATCGTATGTATACAGAACAAGTTTTGTCTTTTTATTGTCTAAGTACCTTAGTACATCTTTTAATATAAGAATATTTCTTGAAGTCTCTAACGATTGCATGATATAATTCATTAATTTCTGAGGGTTCATACCTTTTAGTTTACTTGTAAAAGGTTTACCACTAATTGGCGCCAAGACTTCTCCGTCATTCTGGTATCGTTTCCATAAGTCTTTGATATAATCATCAATTTGTGTAAAGATTGGTAAGAAAGCATATTTTTCTGGTATCTTGCCATAAATTGCGTGAAAGTTAATTTGTTTTGCTTTGTCATATTCTTCTTCTGTAATTTCCTCTTTGTTAAAGTATTGCTTTGCTAATTGAGTATGAGCTGATTCGCTTGATAATGGGTAGCCAATTTGCTCACAAAGTAACCGAAGGTGATAACCATCGAAATCCAGCTCAACAAAATAATCACCGGTTGGATGGAAGCATTTCCTGTGTTGTTCGCTCTTAGGAATAGCAGCGAAATTAACGCTATTAAAAGCATTAGTAGGTCTAGATGTGACATTGTATAAATTGTATGAAGTTAAAACTTTATTGTCTTGAATATTATATAAAGGGTTACGAGGTTTAAACATTTCTTTAAACTCTTCATAAAAAATACCTAATCCAGCATGTTCTAATAAAAAGAATACATTAGTAGCAATCTTATTATAAAAATCAAACCCATTTGGTATCTTATAATCGATTACTTTTTTAACTGAATCATAAGCTTTCTCACTGCTTTCATATAGTTTAGATAAAGGTATTAACCTATTTACTTCTTTAAACTTATTAAATTTATTATAAAAGTAATTTAAAGTATTGTTTTCTCTAGAATATTCTAATCTATCATATTCAGTCATTGAATATAACAACGATAGATCTATTGCTTCCTGTAAATTAAAGTGATATAAAAGGTTTTTCTTATCTACGGTATACAACTTACTAGCAGAAGAAAGAATACTATAGACACGTTCTTTTGATACATTGATACCTTCTTCATGGTCTATAGGTACTATAAAGCCATGCTTTGAATGTATCGGTCTAATATATACTGCTGCTGTTGAGGTAAGTTTAGGGTGGTATAAGTCATTAGTAGAAATAACATCTACATATAACCCTAATTTCGATAACCGTTGTAAGTTCTCTAACTTACTTTCTTGTTCAACTATATAAAACACTAATACAACCTTTTATATAATATACGATAAATATATTACTTTACAAACTGTCCGTAATTATTTATTGAATTTGAAAGGCCTTCGATAGTTTTTTCAGCATCTAATATTAATTCTTTATTTTTAGATGCACTTCCGAAATAGACGTATGGTCCTTCGTTAATATTTTCTGCAGGTGATATTAGATTCCACTTTACTTTAATACTTTGTATATATTGAAACTTTTTTAACTCTAAATACTTTTTCTTTTTAGCTTCTATTATACTCTTAGTTCTTTTATCCTGTAAGAAATACCTAGTAATATAACCATCTTTATAGTTCAACTCAGTTGGTATAATTAAATCATTAGTAAATCTTTTAGCTGGATTGAAAGCATCTGTGTGTACTTCTTTTACTAACTCTTGAGAAGTTCTTGTAGGCGTCTTACCTGTGTAGTACTTATCGTTATATGTTTCGAAGTACCAACCAGTATATGCTTTACCAGAAGGAAGATATAAACTATCTCCTCTAGAGTAAATTGGTTTGCTATATTTTGATTTTGGTAAGTACATTATGCAAATACTCCTGTATGTGGGACAGGAATCCCTTTATATCTTAATTCTAAATGTAAATGATTTATCATTTTACCAGATTTTGCATCATCGTATCCTGGTCCAAATATTGCATCTCCAGCTAAGTTACCCATACTCCCGACCTGTTGACCCTGTCTAACTACGTCATCTATGTTTAGACCTCTTGATGGATTAACATAACCTAAAGTTACTCCATAATCTTTAAATCGTCCTGTACCTTGTAATATAATTTTAGACAAACCTTTAGAAAAGTTTTTACCTAATGATTCTACCTTACCATCAAATGGTGATACAATAGATACTCCTGGTCTGATACTATAATCGACTCCTTTATGTATATTTAATTTTCTTTTTGCTCCGAAATAACCTTTTCCAGCATCATCGTTTCTTACACTTCTACCTACATTGGCAGGGAACATTAACTGCACTAATCCATCTTGAGGTATTTCGTCAATAATAGATTCTAAATCAACATCTATTAATACTTCATCTTCAACTGAAAGTAAATCGTCTTCTAAATCTAGTTCTTGTTTAGATTTAAATTGCCCTGATATAATCATTTGAGCTGTTAGTTCTGTGTTCCATTTATTATCTTCAATAGAGTTAGTAACTCCATTAATTAAGAAGCTAGTTGTACCTCTATATCTTTCAGGAAGTATAGTAGGTGATATATTAAAAGCTTCTCCGATTTTAAATCCTGCTGTACCTTTTAATTTAAGTGACAATTCTAATGGTATTAAACCCGGTATATTAGTTTTAGCTCTAGAAGTATATGTCTGTAGAAATCTTTTCATAGTAAATATGTGATCACTTGTAACAGCTTTATAATCTTCTGCGTTATAGTATATCTTATTTTCATCTACTTGAAGTCTCTCTAAAAGTTTTACAATTCTACTTATTTGAGGTTTATTTTCGTTTTTCTTTTTTACAGCTCTAATATTTTTAGTAGCCTGTGTTCTATCTACTAGTCCTTGATTCCATTTTTGCATTTGCAGTAATTCCTCTCCTACATCAGAACCAGCACTTTGTGCAGATACTGCTACCATTGCTGCTATACTCGAAGGTATTTTACTGTTTAAAGATACATCTTCTACTACTGTATTTAAACCAATAGTATCAATTACTGCATCAGCCAGTTCACTAAAAGCAGGTGTAATTGCTCTATCTACTACATGAAATTGAAATTTTTCATCTTCATAATGTAAATCAAAATCATTTATCTTACCTGCATCGGTTGTTAACTTAGAAAGTATTTCTTTTATAAAATCATATACTGTTTTAGATTCTTCTTCGTTAGTATCTAATTTTTGATTTAATACGTCTAATAAGAAGTCTACATTTAAGCATATATTTAATATATCATCTGTATCTCCTGATAACTGATCTCCTACTTCTGCAAACTTTATTCTAAATTTACCTTGTTCTGCTTTACCTTTTGGTAAAAATCCTATGTATGGATCAACTAAAAAATGTTGCGGAAAAGTAGTAAAGCTATTAATATTAGGATCATTATTAATATAAAAAGAAATTAAAGCTTCATCTTCAGTCTTCAACATATAGTTTTCGTTAAGGAAAGCTAATAAATTAGAAAGAGGAATATACTTAAAATATTGATCTGGTGTTACATCATCAGTATTCTTATTTATCTCTACTGAAAATACTTTTAATTCTCTATTATTATCTTCTAATAATTGTTTTGTAGGTTCTAATAAAGTTTTATATTCTGGATTGCGAAGAAGATCTTCTACAAAGTCAGGGGAATCACATAAACTCTTAACTGCATGTAAGTAACTATGTAAAGGGGTTGAATTTTCAACGTTAGTAGTTATACTATCTTCTTTTTTATCTTGACCAAAAATAGCTAACTGTAAAGATTCTACTATTTCACCAGCTGATATAACAAATGCTTTACAGTCATATTCTCCATTTTGTGAGTAAGCCCAAGTAAAGTTTTTAACATACCCATACATACCCTCATAATTATAATTTGTAGTTTTACGTAATTCTTTAATTTTTTTAGTCACATCAGTACCTTTATACATATTAAAGTACTCATCTCCTATAGTTTGTATTTGAGTCTGTATTTCTCCTTGTTGATCTAAGTAGATTGAATGTCCCCATTCTAATAACATAGTATATCCTGGTCTTAAAAATAAAGCTTCAAGGTCAGTTAGTTGTTGTATAGAGTTAGCTTTAAACTCTACAGTAGCTATACGTAAAGTTCCAAAGGTACCTTCATGTTGTACTTGAAATCCATCTATACCTGGCATTGGTACATACCCGAATACTTCATCTAACTCATATGCTGATCTTGCATCATCGGTATCTGGTACTAACCCTGTTCTTATAGCCTGGTCTTTTAATGTACCTCCCATAAGAACGTATTTTTTTGCTAATGAAGAATCTCCTTCTGCATCTACAGAAGAGGTCATTTTAACCCAACCGGTGTTGGCATTAAAGTACAGCAACTGGTCATCACTAAAATTGTGAGTCTGGCCGAATACTTCTTGACGTTTATTGATTAAATTTAAAACGTCTTTAGATATCGGTCCACCAATTATACCTTTGTCAGTGTACTTTAAAGACATTATCTAGCCGTATTTATTTCGTTAAAGAGTCTTAATGCTAAATTTTGATCAGCCGGAATACGAATTTGTTGACCGACTGGTGGAATTAGAGAACCCTTTTGATTATTATTTGCTGATGCTATTATCCACCATAATGATGAATCTCTATAAAATTGTGAAGCTAATATATCGTATCTATCTCCTGCTGTTGCTATAACGTAGATATCTTGCTCGGTTTCAGGTATTCTAGGATAGATAGCATTTGCTATATACCTTTTACCTGTCTCGGTTTTATTATTATCTATTTTTAAATATCTTTTCATTAGAATCCTCCAAGTGCTTTACCTAAATCTAATTTAGGTGTTTTAATCTTACTAAGCCCTTTAAGCTCTTTGAACTCAGTTGTTTCATTAGTACTGATTGCATTTACAGTTTTTACTGGTTCTTCTCCTCTTACGTTAAAGTATTGTTTCATAAATGGATTAGTAATATAATGATTTAAACCTGTTTGAGGAGCAAATCTGTGTATTACTGTAAAGGAAAGACTACAATCCATTACCATAGGTAATTCTTGCATACCTGCATCTTTTCCTCCTTCTGGTGCATCAACGGCTATTTCCCATGGGTATGCTTGATCCCAAGCATAGTTTACGTTAGAAATAAAACCAGGCATTTCGTAAATATAATCACCTACTGTTGCTTTTACTAAGGTACCTCTCATTACTCCTTCATTATTATATGTTGGAGCTGTAGATGATGCAAGTAAGACCATCTTTTTATATAGAGGTTTCATTTCATATCTTGTCTGAGCTGCTATTCTAAATCCTATATTAACATTTCTTTCAAATCCACTATATGTATAAAAGTTTTCTGCTCTTCCATTGTAACTAAATTCATTCCAATTACCGTTGTAATTATCATCAAAAGAAGTTAAAAAAGCTCTAAAATGTAAATAGGTATTATCTTCTGGGGTTATTATATTAAATCTAAATTTAATAATATCTCTGGTCTTATCTAAAGATTCTATTTGACCACTATATGGATCTAGCATATTTATGCCATCACTAACAGTTGAATCAAAAGGTGCTCCATATTCTTTTCTATCCTCACTATCTCTTTTTGATATATCACCAAGACTAATTCTAGTATCTTTAAATACGGATTTTGCAGTATTTAAAAATTTACCTGGTAAGGAGCTAGCTAATATATCAGAAGCTTGTTTAGTTATATTTTCAAAGTGGCTTTTTACATTACCTACAATATTTCCTTCTAGATCTCCACCTTCTTGTGCTTTTAAACCTGTTAAAGTCTCTGTTCCTTCTAATCTTTTATCAGAATTAATTTTTTGACCTCCAACTGTTTCGTTACCCGCTCCAGCGTCTAATGCAGTATTTTCAGTATATACTTTACTACCCTGTCTTACTAAGGTATGAGGTGCTGTTGACATACCAGATAAGTATGTCTGTTTAGAAACCCCATTGAATCCTTTTACAAAGTGAGTACCTGTACCATTAACTGGTACTTGAGCTAATGTAGAAGCAACAGTCTTAACTGTTTGTCCTACTCCTCCTATAAGATTAGTACCTAACTGTACTATCTTTCTTTTGAAAAGATTCCCTAACGTCTCCGTAGCACTAGGTCTTGCACTAGTATTAGTTCTAATACGGTCTGCTGTAGATCTTTTATCTTTAGATGCGTATAAAGCTGTTTCGTTAGCTATAAACTTTAACCCTGGTGGTTGAGTTAAGAGGGTTGTGATTCTAACTAAATCGTCTATTCTTTTTGATGCTTCATTAGAAGTAGGTACCTTGCTTCTTAAGTTCATAGGTATATCCTTCTGTATTATAGGTTCATTACCTATATTAACAGCATCAGAATACTTAAACCTGTTGTTCACAGGTATTCCGTCCTTTATATACGATTTAAAAATCGGCATTTACTAGTTAAATGTTGCTCCAGTCTCAGGATGTGTGTAAACATCAGGCTTTTGACCATCTAAATCTTGAACTGAATGATCAGCTGTTTGTGATTTGATATCAGCCTTATAATGTTTTTGAGAAGTCTTTAATGCTCCCTCTCTAGTAGCTGGTGTGCCGCCTTTTAATCCCAATATGGACTGTACTAATTGATTGTTTAAAATTCCCATAATTGTTTTCTTTATTAATAAATAGTTTAACTTAATTTATGTTGACCTAAAACCATTGCTCGACCTGCTTTATTTCCGTCGATATATACATCTCCACCGGATTTAACGGCAGAAATTAATTTTTCTAGTAACATATTAGTTTTCTCACTAACTTTACTATCTGTGTTTAATGTAGTATTTAATACTGGTTTGAATGAATCAATATCTATTTCGTAATCTTTTTTAGCTGGCATGTCTAAACTAGTGCCTCCCATTATTAAATCATCTTTATTATACTTTATAGGTCTTTGACCTGGTCTAAGTATAAAATCATTGGTAATAACAGAATTCTTTTCTAGTTCGTCAGCACTACTTGCTTTAACTAATTTTTGAAGCCTGTCTAATTCTGCTCTAGCCTCTCTTATAGTTGAGTTTTTCAAAATACCTAATGTACCTTGACCTTTAGTTTGGCTTGCCATCCAGAATGCCCCTTGTGTAGCTTCTGAAGTTGCTACTAAATCTTTATAATCTTCCTGAGATATTCCTTGTTCATCAAGAACTGATTGCATAACTTTGTTTTGTAAGCTTTTTTCTGCTTTAGCAGCAATCTCTTCTTTTGTTAAATCAGTTTTAAGTAAATCCATAAATGGACCACCAGTATTAAGCATTTGAGCAAAACTATTAGTAAGCTCTATTATTACATCTGTTAACTTCTGTAACGTACCTCCACTTACTAAAGTACCGAATTGATCCTGTATTTTAAGTAATGCTGCATTAAATGCATCTTGAGTGGTGATAGTTTTTTCAATTTGAGATCTTGTCTGTCCCTGTAGAAATGCATTAGCTGTTTGATTGTACCTTTCTTGATCACCGGTTTTCTGTATTGACTCTAAATATGCCTTTTGATCTTTATTTAAATTTTGAGTTATTCTTCTAGCTTTAATTATCTGATCGGCATTTAATCCAGATGCTTTTGACATTGCTTCTAATATAATAGGGCTTCTCATTTGCTCATCAGTAAGCTGTGACATTTCTTTCATAACTTCTTGAGTGGCTCCTGCTATATCTCCTGTAGCTGCTAATGCTCTTGCTCTTTCAAAGTTAAGCTGTTTACTAGTAAGTAACTCTAATTCTAATTCTCCTGCTATAGAAGATTCAAAATTTAATAAACTTTCAGATACACTTTGTGCTGCTGTTAAATTTAATCCTAACTTTCTGGTTTGGAATGCTGCTTTAGCTAACTCTTGAGCTGATCCACCATAATACCCTCTTATTTCATCACTAACAGTTGCTATATCTCTAAGTACATCTTGGTTGTTTACAAAAAATCCTTCTTGTAATGCAGCAGCATTAGATGTAGCTAAAGTAGTAGATAGTATATCGTTTAAAGTTTCATCTTGGGATCTAAACTGTAACAATAAATCAGCAGCATTATCACCGCTCATACCTAAATTTTTTGTAAGAAAAACAAAATCTTCGCCTAATTCATTAACTCCTATTGAGGAAACTCCTAGAGCTTGAGAAAGAGCTGCTTGGGCTGTTATTAACTCTTTAGAATTAACTAATATATTTTCTGAAGCGGCAGCTGTTCCTATAAATTCTTTTCTTAATCTTTCAGCAGACTCACTAGAAATACCAAGGTTCTTTTGTATAGCTACCATATTTTCGTTGGCTGCGAAGAAAAGTTGTGATATACCTTGTAGTACCTTAGCTAATATAAGTGCTGGCCCTAAAGATTTCATAAGTGATTTACCTAAGCTTCCTAAACCGGCTGATAAGCTTTGGCCTACTTGCCCTAAGTTACCTACACCCTTGCTTTTAGCTGCTTTAACTGCTCCTCTAGCAGCATTTTCAGCATCTTGGAATGGTTTTGAAAATACTCTTAAACCTGGTATACCTTCGGTTAGGTCTTTCATAAAAGTAAATCCAGATACTTTTTTATCTATAGCTCTTTCTAAATCTAATCTTTCTTGTGTTTTCTTTACTATTGCATCTATAGCTCCTTCTTGATCATAATATGCTTGAAGCATAGCTTTTTGCTCATCTGAAAGATTCTGATGGAATTTTAAAGATTCACTGACTAGGTTGTTTATTTCATCTTGACTAGCGCCAATTCGTAATCTTCTACTTATTTCTTCATCAAGCCCGTTTAGAGAAGTACCGTAGTCTTTAGTGTTGTTGATAAGAAGTCTAGCACTTGTTGATATTCTTTCTTTCTCTATCTTAGCTCTCTTATGTAGATTATTTAATTGCTTGGTATTTAAGTCACTTATACCTGCTTCCTCAAATTTTAACTCTTCAACTATAGAAGTTAATCCTCGAAATCCTTTACGTATATTAGCTGTTTCGCTAGTCTGGTTTTTAAATTCAGAAGTTACTGCTTTTAGTCTACTATATAGATTAGATGCTGAGCCATCCATTTCATCTAATGCTTTTCTAGCATCTCTTATATCAGACGGTAAACTTTTAAGCTGTTTTACAGATTCAGGATCAGTTAATTTGATAGGATCTCTACCTAACTGCATTCTTATATCATTAAGCTGCTTTAGAAGCTTCTTTGCATCATTAAGTTGTTGCTCAAATTGTGGATCTCTGGCCATTAAATATCTTTACTATAAATAGGAAAGACCTCTATTATTTAGAAGCCTTTGTCCTGATTGTTGGTTTTATGTCTGGTTTATGTATTTTAGCCTTTTGAACTCCTTGGGCTTTTTTCATAGCATCTTCTTCGGCTTTATTTTTCTTATCGTAGAAATCTCTTATTTTACCAAAAGTAAACCTTCTTAACCAAATAGGCATGTTATATACATCATCCCATGTATAACCACCTTTACCGTGGAATATTATTTCGTGTATTTGACTAAATACTGATTGTCTATAATCAGAGCTCAGGCCAAAAAAAGTTAACCCCTATGGGCAAATCAACTCCTCCTTCCTTAGCACCGTTTGGATAAAATACCAAATCAACATCGGGTTGAATCTCTGTTACTTTATCTCTTAATGCTCTAGCATCTGTAGCTAGAAGATAATTGCTAACAAAGTCGTTGATCTCACCAGGATTATCTGATCCATCAACTGAAGTAATTAAATGTCTCATTCTAGTTGTTATTTCACTTCTAGAATCTTTATCTATTTTTTTAGCTCCTTCTTGATCTTTCTCAATACTTTTCTCATCTGCATGTGTGAGAAGCTTATATGTAACTTTTAAACCTGATTTAGGTAAAGTAAAATCGAATTTATTATTAGATCCTTTTAAACTCTCTAAATCAACTTGTTTTTCGTCTATGTTGGATAAATCAACAATATGTTCTTTGCCTCCGTAAGTAATTTTATATTCAGCTCCGTAAGAAAGTATTCTAGCAGCTACCATTATAGCATTTTTATCTCCTATTAATATATCATCGAAGTTAACTCCTTCTGTGACTATAAGAGATTGTAGTAATTTATCTATTACTGTACCTTGTGCTATGTAGTTTGTGTTAGTAAGAATGTCTTCTTCCTTGGCTGTCATATACTTCATCTCTACTTCTCCTTTAAATAATGGAGAATCTTCAGAGTAAAGTACTCCTTTAGAGGGTAAAATGACTGTTTCTGTAGGTAATTTGAATTTTGTACTCATAAATAACGTTTAAGTATAACTTGTCTTATTATAAATATAAGAAGAAAAAATTTATTAGGCAACAAAAAACCCGACTAAATGCCGGGTTCTTAATAAAGTATGTAATATAGCGGTTAGTAATTTAATATACAGTAGTCCATTGCTACCGTTAACGATAGGTCAACTACTTCACTGTTAGCCCAGTCATAATCACCGAAATCAGCTGTTGTAACGAATCCTCCTTTGATTACCCATTCACCAACTATATCTCCTACTGGTCCTAATATATTAAGAGTTAAATCTTTTTTGTAGAAATCTGAATATCCAGCTCTACCTGTTACTGATTCATATGATAATCTAGCCCACTCCATTACAGATTGTGCTCCTGATGGTGTGATTGGATCATATAAAGTCATTGTTATATCAGCCCACTCTCTCTTACCTCTAATCTTACGGTAAGTATTGATGTGATCTAATTTAATCACTTCGTCTGTGAATTCTGGAGCCGATACGTTCTTTACTAAGAAGGATGGTATTCCATCTACATAAAGGACAAATCTATTTTGTACCTTCGGCTCGAAGGCTCTAAACATTATTTCGTTTGGGTCTAATACTGCCATGCTATTTTACTTTATTATAAATATCTAAATTTTAAATTATGCTCCAAAT